TTAAGTTATCTATATCTAGCTGTGAAAGTTTTACTCGGAAAGCATTTGCTGGGTGTGTTAGTACATAAACAAATAAACTAGCAGGATTGTTAGTAGCCCTTAAGTTTTCCCAACTACTAGTACTTCTTTCATAGTCCCAGGTAACAGTTTGTACTAACGCATTAATACCATCTATTTGTCCATTAACTTTATTACTACTTTGAACGCGCACAGCTGTTTTAGCCAGATAACATCCAGGAGGATTTATCATAGGCTGTTCTTTACTGTCATAACCTATTACACCACTTAATACGGCTTTGTGAAATTTTTTCTGGTCAGCTTCATCTTCAGTTTCGTCACTAGTTGTACGACGAACACGTACTTGATACCTTGCTCTTGCTAAGTTTTCTACTGAGTGTACCCAGTTAAAAGCATCTTTACGTTTTTCAAACCAAGCACCCTCACCAAAGGTAAGAATAGTATTTTGGCTTGCAGCAAGATTTAATCCATTACTAGCAAAATAAGTAATCTTAGCTGCGATTCCCATATCATTGCTTTGATTGTCTACGCCACTTAGTGTAATACTGTGCAGTCCGGCTTTTAATTTAATAACGCCTTTGATACTGTCAATTGAGTTATTGTCTCCTGACTTAGGAATCTGTACTGCACGTACTCCATCAATTAATATTTCACCTTGATCGTCAGCAGCAGCTTCTACTGTGTAGTAGCCATCATAAGGAAAGTTAAGATTAGGTATTACCTTAACCCACGACCCGCCATAACCGCTTGCAGCAGGTGTAGTATACGCAGTACCCCAAACACCATAAGTACTCAAAAAGCTTCCCCATTTACCACCACTGCTTTTACGAACAACACCTCCAGCAGATAAAGCATCTAAACTAGTCCAAATAAGTTGTTCTGAAGCGGAAGGATCTGCACCACTGCTTTGGGAGTAGACCCTACCTGCCATAATTTTAATAGTTTTAACGGCCGGAGTTGACCAAGTAATACTATCTCCGCTACCAGAAAGTTCTGGAGTACTAACGTCGCTATAAGTTAATCCAGTTACTCCACTGTATCCAGTTATATGGTTTGTAAGCAGTGTATAAGTACCCTGACTATCTTGATAAAAAGTATAAAGGGGCAAGTATCCAGGAGGAATTTCTGGCAAATAGCCTTTTGTAACATAGCTGTTTGTCAACGAACTATATCCTGTATTTGCATACAACGCCTGTAGATTAGTGCTAGCATTATAACCTAAAACGTCTGTGGGTGCTCCGTCAAATTTAGCAGTACCTCCGTTAGGACTTAAACAAAAAGTTGTATAGCGAAACAATGCTAAACCACTATCGCTGGCATCTGTTGGTGGAGTTAGTTCATATAAAGTAAATGCCGTAGGATCGCTGGACTGATAGTCATAAATGCTTAGTGCGGCGCTAGTATCATTTTCTGACCATGTTGCTGTAGTATAAGGTCGCATCTGTATTTCAATTTTACAGCTAGTTGCACCTACAGTACCGTTTTTAGTATTAATTTTTCGCATGCCTTCTGGAAAGGACAGCACAACATCTACAGCATCACAAGTTTGGTCTAAATCAACTTGTTGCCATCTGCTGTAAAGCATAAATCCACCGGAAACATTTGTTGCATTATTTGTTAGTTCTAGATTTACAACTTTTGGTTCAACATCACGTCCGTATAAGGTATTAAAGTCGTCTATTAAAGCACCAGCAGCATAATTCTTAGCGTAACCTTCTATTGTAACTGGACGCGGCACAGAAGCAGGTTCGCCTGTATAAAAGTCGAGAATTGGCCTTGTGCCAATACAAATATCATTAACTGCAAGAGGTCCGAAACCCCATACAATAGCAGTATTTAAAACATTGGTTTCAGTAAGCGACTCAACATAAGGATTGGCTCCAAGCACACCAGTAAAACGAACTTTGCCTAGGACTACAGGGATTGCTCCGTACAAGTTTGCTTGATTAGCAGCACCTGAAAGCAAATTTAGTGCATTTGCACTACCAGGATCGTTTGATTTTGGTGGGCGAATAGGTGCAATAACATTAGACAGAATCATTGCTGAAGAGCTAATAAGAAGGCTACCTACTAGTTGTGCATTAGCACCCGTAACTCCGACCATGCCGGCAGCTGTCTGAGCACCTGTTAATCCTGTAGTAGGATCTACATAACCAGTAATAACAAACGCTGCGATCATTATCAACATACGTGTGGTATTATTACCTTGAGCAACAGTTTTATAAGAAAGTTCTTGTCCAGCTTTTACGCGTGTAGTTTCCCAATCTGCTTTAGGTACAATTACACCATCCAACATTATGACAATTTTACCAATTAACTCTGTTCCAGAAGTATACTTAGTTTTTACAAACTCCACAAAGTCTTGTATAGTAGTGCCGGCCGCGGTCCAGTCACGATGTGCACGCAGCTTTAATGGGTGTGGTGCGCCAATAGCTTGCACCTGGGCTTGAGGCGCGTATACATAAAATCCAACAAAGCGGTTTTTCCACTTAATGTTATTTAGTGACTCAATCACGGAGTCACTACCTATGCGGCAATGTAAAAACTTGTTATCGCCCACGTATATGCCCACGTGCATAGGCTCACCAAAAATATTGAAAAGACACAAGTCTCCAGTATTTGGTGTGGTAATTTCTTCCCAGTTATCTTTGTAAAGATTAACTGCTTGTGAAATATACGGATCAGTCCCACCTACATATTCGTCACCATAGCTAGGAAGCTCTATATTATATTCATTCTTATAAAATAAACAAGCTAATCCCCAGCAGTCAAGACCAGCTGTAGTTCTGCCATTATCTAAATATGGTAACCCAATATATTTATCATAATTCATTAGAATAGTCCTGGAAAATAACTAGGAGTAAAGTTAAAGCTAGGAAATGGTTCTGTGTTATAACTAACCATACTTAAGTTTAAGTTGACGCTTTCAGCATTGTACGTTGCTGATGTAATATAAAAATCTGTGAAAGTTGCTTCTACATTATCAATATTACTAGAAACTACTAATTCAATTAAAACTTTAGTTCTTATACGTAAGTGATCTCGGATAAGAGTTATTGTTTCTGGCGAAACAAAGTTTAGTGAAATTGAACAGTCGCCTAAGCCAGTTTGTTGGTCAGTAGGCAAGTTTAGGGTCATTGGTAAAAATATAAAATCTTTTGTGCGACTAGTAACTCCGTAAATAACTTCATCATCAGTAGTTATTACAGAGTTATCGGTTGTTACTGACGTTATGCGTTTTGTATAATTATCTGATAATCTAATAGGCACAGTAGGAGCGGCAGGATCAGTGCTACCATTCGGATCGTAAATTGTAAGCAGCATTATAAGCTGTTCATCTGTTTCAGATGAAAACATTGCTTTAATTGCTGCTGGTGATAGTCTACTTAATCTGCTCATTATGGTAGTATTTCAAATTTTAAAGACGTGCTCCAGTATCCTGGTGCTAAATACTGTAGTTTAAAAAACTCACTGTCCCCGCTGGGCATAATGCGAACTTCTACAGTTGTGCCTTTTCTTGGATGTGGAAAACTAAATCGTTTAGTTCCTGCTAGAGTAGTATTAATAAATGTTTCTAGTGTTGTAGTTTCTGCAGTTGTCATTATAAAACTCAGGTCCATTGTATTAACTCCGGAACTTCTGCGTCGCTGTTTAGCTGGACCAGAGTCCATGGGTGAGCGAATAATGCTCACACCAATAGACTCTGTAAATCCTTTTTGTGGTACCTGCGGTAAAGCTTGGGCTGACCATGCTGGAATTGGCATACTTATCTCCTTACTAAAGCAGGCTTATTATTAAAGTTGCTTGATATTGATTGCTGTACTGGACTACCTACACGGCTTACTTCGCTTGCAACCATATCTCCAATAATAACTTCTATTTTACGATTTCCACGTGAATCAGTGGTTTCCTTGGTGGTAGCACGTTCACTTCCAAAGTTGTTAACAACTACGTCAACGTTTCCGCCTCCACCGCCTGCGCGAACTCCAAGATTGCCGTTGCTATCACGCTTTAGGGGCATAATAGCTTCAGGACCTGCTTCACCCATTAAGCCTGTACCTTGTGCAAACTTAAACAGTGTTGGAGAGCTTACAACTGAATTGGTAAACATTCCGCCTTTGGCAAACTGCGTTAGGCCAGTGTCGAACACATTACCTTTTGCAGAAGCTACAGGGTAAGCTCCAGGTCCGGCATCTAAACTACCTGTTGCTGGGCCGAATAAAAAGTTCCCGATAGAAGGTCTTAAAAATGCCCACAATGATTCTGTTTGCATTTTAAGTTCTACGCGTAAAATACCTTCAATCATACCGTCTATTAGACTCTTGAAACTGAGTTTACCTGTTTTAGTAAACTCTACAATTGCATCAGTCATACCTTGAAAACTGTTTTTAAATACTTCTTCGTACTGTGATTGACGATCTACTAGTGAGGCAGTAATATTAGCTGTTTTAAGTTTTGCTTGATAATCTCTTTCAGCCGCCTGATTTTCTAAAGCAGCTCTAGACTGAATCATGCTATACTGTCCACGCATTTCATCAGATTCTTCGTCTTTGCCTGCTAGAACTTTTCTAGAATACTCTAGTTGTGCTAAGAATCGAGTCTTTTCAATTTCTTTTAATTTCTGTGTTAAGTCTAATTCTGCTTGTTGTGCGGTTAGTTCAAGAACTTTTGCAGCGGATTGTTGTGTAGTTAATGCCCCTTTTGAAGTTAAAAGATTTAGTTCTTCTCGGGCTGCGCTAATACTATCAGTGCCAATATCATAATTAGCTTTAGCAAACATCATTTTCATTTCTTCTGCTTGCACACGCTCAGCATCAAATTTTGCTGCTTGTGCCAACATTGCGTTATACTCTGCAGTTCCTACTACTGTGGCTCCAGTTACTGATCCAAGTGCTTGTGTTGTACCTTGAGTTTGTCCAATTTTATTAAAGGCGCTGCTTGTTACTGCTCCCGGAACACCAAAGCGTCCAGCAATACCTACTTGAACATTCTGTTGGGCAGTAGGTAATACTTCCAACATACGACGACGTTCTTCAATATACTTTTTAGCTTCTAATTCTATTTCAGCTATTTTAACTTGATTGCCTATAACTCCTGCCTGAGTTTTAGCATATGCTAAGTCTGCTTCTTTTTTTGCAATTTCTGCGCTTAAATTTTCTTTAGCAACTACAAAAGCTATTTCTGCTAAACTATTTGCTTGTTTAAGGTTTACAAGTTTTTCTTTTTCTTCTGCTGCCAAGTTGGCCAAAAATGCTGACTGTTTATTTTGTAGAAGTCGTTGTACAGCAGGGTCTTGTCTATCCTCTGCTGTTATTCCTTTAACGTTAGATGTTTCTAATACTCTTTGAATACGGGTTTTAGAATCTAGCTCTTTTTGAGCCGCAGCCATTGCGTCTTCTCGTGCACCTGGAGTTCTATATGCTCCTGCTGATACGCCTGCTAAAGTTTCTTGAGCGTTTCTAACATCAATAGAGGCTTTTAAAGCATCTATTGAGTTAACTATATTTATTTGCGATTTTAGCAACTCTTTTTCTACTTGTATACCAGCTTTTTCTAATCTGCTTGATTCTATAATAGATTCTACAGTTTTTACAGGTAAAGATGCTATTACTTGCTGTTGAGTGTTAATTCTTAGTTGCTTTTCTTTTAACTTAAATTCTGCTAAAACTTTATCTAAGGCCTCTGTGCTTGCTTGGGCTAAAGCTTGGGCAGCTTGTTTTCCGAGTGCCGCTATTTCAGTATTAGTTCTACCAATGACTTCTTTGTACTTCTTAATAGATTCATTTAGTTGAGACTCGTCTGCTCTCAATAGTA